AACCGAAGGAATAAATGAAATGAAGGGAACCGAAGGAATAAATGAAATGAAGGGAACCGAAGGAATAAATGAAATGAAGGGAACCGAAGGAATAAATGAAATGAAGGGAACCGAAGGAATGAAAAGAACAGAAGAAAACGACACAATCGTGGGTGGCGGAAAAAGTAAAAAGTCCAAAAAGCCTAAAAAGACAATACGAAAACGACGTAAATCGCGAAAGAAGGGTAAGAAGACCAAACGCGTAAGATTCTTATGAAAATGTAACTTTCTTCTCTAATTTTTCGAACATTTCAGGACGGTATACTAAATTACCCGTTGGTTTGTATTCACTTGGGTCAGTGTATTCACGCTGTTGTTTTTGTAAATTATTTGGTTTATTATTAAATAAATTGCTGTCTAAATCGTCGTCTTCGTTACCATCATCATTATTGATAATATTACCTTTTTCATCAATAATGACTCCAGTTTTTTTCTTAAGTTCACTGCGGACATACGAAGGTATCCAATTTTTCCATGTTACAAATAATGTCCCTGGATGAATATATCGTACATGAAATCCGTTGTCCTCTAGTTTTGCTACTAAATACCCTACACAATCTCCTTGTTTATAGACAGGTTCTCCAAAAATATATTCCGGTACCTGAAACCAAATATGAGTTTCATTACGTTTACTTCTAGACGTGAATTTGATACGAGTATGAACTCGATTCAGTATTTTGTTATAAATACCTCGTTCCTTCAAATCGCGTTGTTGTTTTTTTTCAAATAATTCGTCTATATTCATTTTTTGTAACTGGTCGTCTTCATCCGTTTGAATAAATATCGACATATTTGTATAATATACAAATATGCAGAAATTATATAGATAATTGTTACGTATAACTACTAATATGTCTGCGTCGAGTTCAGTGATTCGACATATAGTTTGTTCGGGTGGTGGGGTAACCGGATTTTCATTTTATGGAATGTTAAGAGAATGTCATAATCGTAAACTATGGAAACTTGAGGATATAGAAACTATTTATGGCACATCTGTTGGATCAATAATCGCAGTAATATTGGCATTAGATTATGATTGGGATACCCTTGATGACTATTTAATTAAACGGCCATGGAATAATGTATTTAAATTCAACTTATATTCTATCATTGATTCACTTCAACAACGTGGTATTTTTGGAATGAAAACAATAGAAGATACATTTGTTCCATTATTCAGTGGAAAAGATATATCGATTGATATAACTATGCAGGATTTTTACGATATTACCAAAAAGGAGATTCATATATTCACGACCGATGTCATGCGGTTTGAGGTAGTAGATATATCATATAAGACACATCCTGACTGGAGACTGATGGATGCGGTTTATGCGTCATCTGCGATACCTATTATTTTTTCACCATTTATAAAAAATTCCAAATGCTATTGCGACGGTGCCATGCTATTGAATTATCCATTGGATAAATGTATTGAAAATGGTGCTAACAGTGACGAAATAATTGGATTATGCAATGATATGAACGCACATGATGAAGATGTATTTAATGAATCATGTTCTCTTCTAGATTATGGACTACTAATAATGAAGAAATTAATTAGTGCTTTTCTTTCAGTAAGAGAACATCGTATTAAAAACGAATTTAGAATAAAGTCTATTCGTATGTCTATTTATGATGTCATTTCTACAACAACCGAGATTGATAATCGAATACAATTAATACAAGAGGGAGTTGATGTAATTACGGCAACATTCACATCAACTGATACGACATAGTGTTAGATATTTTTCAAATTAGTTAACCATCGACTCGACGAAACTTTCAAGTGAAAATAATGTAATTTTAGATTCGAATTCAATCGTTTTATTGTCCTTCAACATTTTCACTGTAGGATAGGACTCAATATTATATTTGGTCATCATAGATTGTACTTCACTAGTTTCTTTGGTACAGTCAATATCGCTACATTTAATTACATATCCGTTCATTTCTTTGTTGTTATATTGTTTCTTAAAATTGTTCCAGTCGGGTAATGCGCTTTTACAGTGCGGGCACCAATCTACATGAAAGAACATAATACTTACTTCTTTAAAACGTCGGTTTGCGTTAGGTACATTTGCGAATTTATTTGCTTTTTTGTTTAAGTAATATACCCTATATCCATAGTTAGCCGCATACCCGAATATAATGAGTGCGGTTAGTCCTATAATATATTTATAGTAAGGACCGAGTATTTTACCAACAGTTTCAGTTAGACCAGGCATAATATATATATATCGTTTATATTTTTTGTCTTTGTAAAACGAATAAGTAAACGGAATACAATTATTTAGTGAATAATCTTTTATCTGCGTTCTATAAGTAAATGGGAAAGAATAAAACAATTAAAAATAAAAACGTATATTCTCTAAATGATTATAATAGCGGGGATGGTATGTTAACCAGTGTTTGGGGACCAAGTCTTTGGCACTCACTCCATACAATAAGTTTCAATTATCCAATCTCACCGTCTAAATCAGACAAAGAACATTATAGAAAATACATATTGGACTTAAAACATATATTGCCTTGTGGTAAATGTAGGGCAAATTTGGTAGATAACTTTAAAAAATTGCCATTGGTAATGAAACACATGGAGTCAAGAGAAACATTTTCAAAGTATGTATATGAACTACATGAATTAATTAATTCTATGTTAGGAAAACGTTCAGGACTATCGTATGACGAAGTAAGGGAACGTTACGAGCACTTTCGTGCGAGATGTACTATTCCAGTGACAAAGATATGTACGACTAAAACTAGAAAAAAATCAGAAAATGGGTGCACTGAACCACTTTATGGTGAGAAATCAAAGTGTATTTTAAAAATTGTACCTAACCATAAAAAGGAAGAAACGTTCCAAATTGACGATACGTGTATCAAAAAGAAACTCGAATGAATCTGATATATTTAGTGATTTTGAATATATCATGTTGCAAGGCGGAAATATATGTGAATTTATATATAGATTAAGATAAGTAATGAGTGATATTTTAACTCCTACAGAAATAAAAGATGACGTTGTAGATAATGAAACCCACGATTCGCCATCTATTATGTTTTGGGGAAAAGACCCAAATGTTCTATTTTCGCCAAAGTTTTTAACCGAATTTTTTCCAACTGAAAATATGACATACGAACAAAAACTGAACTCGGTAACACGTACGGTTATTCTACTGTCGTTAATTAATCTGTTTATTTTCAAAAGCATTCGTCATTTAATTATTGGTGTAATTACTATCGGTTCCATTTACATTTTACATTATTACCACGAAAAAGAGAAAAAAAAGATTGTGTCGAAGAAGGTCGTACAAGAAATCAAAGAAGGTTTTGGAAATCCAGCCATGGATTATTTAACACAATCAGGTGAAGAAATCCCAACAGATTTGTTCTCTCAACCCGAACCCAGTAATCCGTTTGGCAATGTATTAATGAGCGATTATGATTACAATCCAAACAAAAAACCTGCTCCCGCATCCTTTAACAAAGAAGTGGGTAACACAATATTAAATAATGCGAAAGAATTTGTTATAGAAGCAAACCCCGACCAACCGGATATTGCGGATAAACTATTCAAAGATTTAGGAGATCAATATACATTCGAACAATCGTTACGTCCATTTAATTCAAACCCAAGTACGACTATACCTAACGATCAACAGGCATTTAGTGAATTTTGTTACGGAAGTATGACTTCATGTAAAGAAGGCAATAACTTTGCATGTGCGCGAAATATGTCAAGACATACCAATTATTAATTCATCTCTAATTTCCATATATTCCGGTTATATAGAAATTCATTCTCTATCTATAATATAAATAGATGTCATCCGTTAGTCCTTATTATTTCAACAAGACTGACCGTATTGGTTCAGATAACGCCGACAATACCCAAAATAGCATTCAGAATACAAGATTTGCTAATCGCAATTTAGCAAATTATTTTAGTGAAAATTCTTCAACAGACCACGTAAAATTTGCTGTAGAACAACCAACTATGATGTTTAGTGGTATTTCTCATGGAAATGGTGTTAGTGGAAGTTCAGTTGACAATGAATCAAACCTTTTTTATAAGACCGAACAAACACAACCCCTAGAAAAATTACAATTGTTTCAACGCCCATTCGCAACTGTACCTTATTTAGGACGTGGTAGTTGTGACCCAGCAATGGAATCGCAACTTCAACACGGAGAAGTAGTTGCCGGTAAAAAAAGTGTATCTACTATCATGGACAAATCATTTTCACAATATCAACTATATCCAACCGACGCAAAAATGGAGGAACGCGTAAATGACGCATCTCATACAGTGGAAGAAGCAGCACTTGATGGATGGGTTCGCGGTGGTATGGCAAGTCGCGAAATGTCAAATGACGAACTTATGAAGCATAATAATCGTCCAAACAGTTCATTTTAGGTAACAATACATAATACTTTACTATGTAATCATTGAGACAGATATGATTTGATTCAACGTCAAACCATATCATAAATTATACCCCTCTAGTATATAAATGAAAACCACGGGCGGGTCACCTACAAGCAACATGAAACTTCCATTAGACCAATTATTTAAAATACATTATTTAGATTCGAGTAAGTCTGAAAATAAAATCATACTATTTTCCGGTAATAATGATCCGTATCAATTGTCTGAAATGTTTAGTGAAGATGAAATCGCAGATATAGAACTGAATAATGTAGATGTTGTATTTTCTTCACATCAAATCTATAAAGATGATACAATTCGGTCTATAAAAAAGAAAATTGTTTCGGAAATCGGTACAAATATTGTATCTTATCCCGAATTATACCTTTTTTCAAAGGTACGTAGCGATTTATCATTATTCCATATTTATAATGTACTCACTCATGACAATCAAATATCTATGGATTCTGTTATTCTCGGACAATTATTACAAAATTTAGGTATACGCGATGTCAACATTATTAATAACATACCTATACAAGAGTCATATTCATATCAAGATTTAGTAAAATACATACCATCGATTGAAGGTAAACAAGAGCAATGGATTCCGATTGGACCTCGGTTTACAAATAATAAACCCGAGTTGCTATTCCAAGCAAATCCGTATAATATTATCAATGCAGAAAATAATCCGTTTCACCATACCAACGACAATCCATTAATATCATTCGAGAACAATGTACTATTATCATATGGCAATTTAATCAATAACACTCTATACGTAACCACTACAGCCGACGTTTTAAAATATTCACAAACTATAGGATTAAGTGATGAATATGTTATTGGATTGTATTTTCCTCTTCTTGAAAAAGAAGGCGTTTCGACTGGGAATGATTTGGTTACTAAAAAACAAAACTTACTCGTTGAAAACGAAAAATTATTCGACAAATCATTTTTGAAAACCGAGGAGAATTTACGCACTATTTATCAAATATATAATAATGGAAAACGAGAAGATATTGAATACTCACAAAACGGCATTCAATTGATTGAATTTACAATCCATCCGGCATCAAGTGTAAAGTTGCCACTAGATGTTATATTTAAAACACTACATGCTACCCCAATCATTCAATTCATTAAATATAATCCGGGAGTAAGATTTGAAAAAATATATAGGGCATATTCCAAACAGGTTACTAAAACCGGTCAACAAATCCCATTTCTTTCAAAAGAACATATTATGAAATATTCCAAAACGATTGGAAAAACAAATCAAATTTCACTTATTATACAAGAAAGTATTCAAGACCAACTATTTGATATTATTATAAGTATTAATCAGAATGGTAATATCGATATTTTGTGTGATTTAACATTAAAAGAGTTAGAAATTCCGAGGAGCATTGCCAAGTTCTCGTTACCTAACGTTGGTGCCCTAGAATTATTATTAAGCAACATTATCAATACAACCATTGAATCGTTAAATGAAAACCTTCATCATATAGGATATAAATTACAATCGTTTAATGGGTTAACCCATTCGAGTGTAGAGATTCAGAATATCATCTATAAGGTATGGTCTCCTCTGAAAAATGATATCAACTTCAAGGACGTTTCTCCTTGTTTAACTAGTATGTTTGAAATTCAATCGGTCGATAAAAATAAATTAGTGATGAATTTTAAACGCGTAAATAGTTACAACCAAATGAACGCCATTCATATTATGATTACCGATATATTTAAACGAACAAACAGTGAAGGGGATGTTATTAAAGCATTAATAACTAATTATAATTTAACCGAACAACAGGCATTACTTGAACTCGCAGGATACTTTAATCAGTTTACAAGAATAAACGGTCAATATGTGAATAAAAATATTGATATTGTTGAAAATCCAGGGTTTACAGTAGATATTGGAAAAATCAAAAACGGTAATGTCTTACATATCGAAGTCTCTCATATTACGAATGTGCCCTATATTGAATTACTCAAACTGTATTTCGATAGTTTTTTACGAGTTTCACAGAAGATTGGAATTGAAGGTGTTTCTAATACAAATGTCAAACAATTATGTTCGGGGAAAAATAGTAATGTATCTGAACTAACAATCGAAAATGTAATCCGACCGTCAACCAAGTCAATTAGTCCAATTTCTCAAGATGATATTTTATTACGTGAGGATGCGGACGCTGACGATGACGATTCTGATTCAGATGATGATGGAATTTTTTTCGATGATGATGAGGGTAATGATTCAGATGAGGATGACGAAAGTGATAATTCGGACGATGAAGTAAACCAAGATATTACAATGGGAGGTGCCAATAGATCAAAGGTTAAAAAAACAGAAGTTAAAGATTTGGATATTGGAAAATATATGTTAGATAAGTTGGAAACACTTGAACCCGGTCTTATATTGACAAAAAAAGAAGGTGACTATAAAGTTTACACTCGCGCGTGTCCCGCAAATTTGTCTAGACAACCTATTATACTTACAGATAAAGAGAAAACAGAAATAGATCAAGAAAATAGAGATGCGTATGGATACGCACTTCGATATGGTATGGATACAGAGGATAAACATTGGTTTGTATGTCCTAGGTATTGGTGTTTAACAACTAATAAACCTATGACAAAATCACAAATAGATTCGGGAGAATGTTCGGGAAATACACACGAATTTACTGAAGAACGATTCCATGTAAATGCAAAAGGAGAATACATTCATCATACACCTGGATTTTTACCCGATCAAACTCACCCCACCCATGGTGTACCGTGTTGTTTTAGTAAAGATTGGAGTGCGAATCAACTTAAAACACGACGAGATACATGGGGGATTAGTACAGATGATGTTGATGAACCCGAAGACCCCAATTGGAAGGGAGTAATCGACGGGACTAAACGCGATGAAAGCAAAGTAGATAAAAAAAAGAAAGTGATAGGTAAGAAAGCAGTTACCGAAAATAAAAATGTTGTTAAATACTTTTCTAAAATTTCCTTTTATAAAAACCAAGGAGGGTGGGTATTTTTACCTAGATCAATACAATTATTTTTGAACGTTAATTATAATAATATAATATCGTCCGAAAATCAACAACAAATCAAACCCGGACACAAAGCATATCTATTATATACTGTTGAAAATAAATATCATCAATCCTTTATTGGATGTATAGCAACTGTATATGCGGATGTAAATAATTACCATTCTCGTAAAATACCGGTTCCTACAATATCAAAAATGAGAACTATTATAGCCGAATCATTGACAATAGATATGTTTTTGAAGTATCATAATGGATCACTTGTGTCTACATTCCAACCAAAACGATACCGCATTGAAGAAAGTGTATTGAACGCCCATACAAATAGTGAATTTTACAAATCACTGGATACAAATATACGCGCACAAATGGATTTTTACGAATCGACCGTTTCTGCGTTTGAATCATTCATTCGATATTTACGAGATGACGATTCTTGGATTGATTATGTATATCTATGGGATATCATTACATCGCCTAATTCAAAACTATTCCCGAGCGGGTTAAATATGGTGGTACTCAGTATTTCCGACAATGATATTACAGATAATGTAGAGATGATATGTCCCACAAATTCGCAAAATTCGGAAATATACAATAAAAACAAAAATACTATGATTCTTGTAGAACAAGATAATTATTACGCGATCGTCTCTGTATATGACAATACAAACACTGATATTACTCGAATTTCTACTTTCGCAGGTAATGAAAATTTGCCCGAATTACAAAAAGTAATCAATAAAATACAAAACACCTCGAATAAATACTGTAAGCCGTTACCAAGTATGCCAAAAGAATACAAATATAAGCAAAATATTTCTGCTAATGAGATATACGATATACTGAATAAACTTCACTACAATATTGTTTCACAAGTCGCTAATTACAGGGGGAAAATTATTGGCCTTATTGTCAAACCAAGTGATGCAAATAACAATTCATTATTTTTGCCTACCTTACCGTCTTCAGTATTACATAATATTAATGTTGTATATATGGATAATATTAAATGGTCGGAATACACTGCTACTCGTGATATCCTTTCACAAATTAGTGAAAATACCAATCAGCAAATTTTATGCAAACCATTGTTAAAAATTGTAGAAGATGGTCTAATTGTTGGTATATTAACAGAAACCAATCAAGTTATCGGAATAAATCCACCTATTACAAACGACGTAGATGATGGACTCGCATTTATAAAGACAACTAGTTACCGAGATAATGGTTATTACGAAGCAGACAAGAATATACAAACCACTACTTCGCAAGATACTGCTCGTACTGCGACCGTTCAAAATATACATCTGGAAACACAGTTTTATTCATCTTTTAAAAATACAATACGTATCCTTTTGAATGACCCCGCACAATTTACATTGAAAGAAAAAATCAGTGATATTTTAAATGACAATCGTTATTTATATCGAATCAAATTGAAAAAAATAGAAATTTTGATAAAATACCTGGTCCGTAATACAATATCATTTGATGATATGGACGAATCAATATTAAACGCAATGGGGTCGACATCCATTACAGACTGTACGGAATATAATGAAAATAAACCATATTGTATTGTTAAGAATGATAATCATCACTTGGTAATACCAAGTCAAAATTTATTGAGTGGAATGGATAACGAACAATTATATTTTGGACGGATAGCAGATGAACTGATTAGGTACAAACGCGTTCGATTGTTTATGATGGAACCGAACCGATATCTGAATATAGGTACCACAGATTACAGAGTAAATTCAGATGAAGTAATATTGTTACAATCCATATTGACGGATGAATATTGGGATAATCTAGAAGCGTTTTACACAAACGAGTATATCCGCAACTTGAATTTTGATAATTCAGAACCAGCCAATACACAAACATATTCATCTGAAATTAGTATCTCACAACAAAATGATATGGATGTTATTGTGCCAGGTAAATCGGCACTTGGTGAATGTATTAAAGAAGAGTTGGAGGGGGTAATAGGAAATAGCCAAAGCAAGTGGAAACAGATATTTCCAAATGGTTCAAATGAAACTATATATCAATGTTCTCATGTATGTAGTTACTATTTGATTCAAATGATATATCAAAAACATTACAATAAAGAAGTCACTCTTGGTGAATTGAAAAAGAAACTAATAAAACTATATCAACAATATGAGTCAAGTAATAAATCCAAGGTATATGATATTTTGCGAAAACAAAATGGTAAATTATCAATGATAAAAAAGGTGATTCAAAATAAACTTACAATGGAAGATTTGATTACGAGTGAAGACTATTATTTAACAACACTCGACATGTGGATATTAGCATCTGAATTGAAATTGCCAATTATGCTATTTTCACAATCTCCACTTGAAAATTTGAATTTGAAAGTGGATTGGATTATCATGGGGGGAAATCCATTGAAAGATCGATTCTTCTTTATTCGAAGTCCAGCCATTTCAAACAAATGCCCCGAATATCGTATGGTTACACCACAACGACCTCTATACGATTTAGAAGGGTTTAGTACTATACTGGAAAATCCAGATAATTATATTGATAACAATATGGATTTTGAAAGTTATTTGAAGATGATTTCATTAGTTGTTGATTAGAGTGACTGGCAAAACTATCCATGGCGTTCCCATATCCAACCCGTTATCACATATTTGTCGTTTGAAATTGGTTTTTTTGCTGAATGTGGATACGTCCAATGTGCTGGAAATAATACCAATTTACCAGTTTTTGGTTTAATATTATATTTAGACCAAAACTCAGTTTCCCCTCCTTCGTCCACGTCATTTATATACCAAAGAAATGTTATTTGGCGAACTATTGAGTCTTTAAAATCACATCTAAAATCGTTATGATACACATATTTACCAACATTTTTGTTGTATTTTTGCATTTGCATTGAAGGAATTTCTAATTCATATTGATGAAAAATAGTATAATCATCAAACATATTGTTATATTTATTTACGTACTTGCTTATATTATGTTGTAATTCTCTATACAATGTCTTAGATATCTCCGACCATTCCGGATTACTTGATATTACCAAATCAGTTGTATCTTTAATTTGTGAATTTACACCACTAGCAGTGATGCCAGTGTAACGGTTATTCGATCTTTCAAATAATTGTATCATTTCATCGCATAATTCTTTAGATAATGAATTCTCATTAACATACATTAATTCCATGTTATCTATCTCAAATGTATCTTCCATAGTAAGGATGTAATAACAAATATAAAGTTCAATGTTTATATTTATTTTAGTGAATTAGTATATACACTCATACATGCCGAAATTTACGTTTAAGAATGTTGAACTTAATAATAACATATTTAATACTGGTAATGACAATTTTGGTGGAAAATACACACCTCTATCTCGTACACTGCATAACGGCCCTTTCTCAAATGATCGATTGGACGGGGGAACCTTAAAAACTAGTTCCGGATATTTATTGAACGGCACAGATATAAGTACAACTACCAAAGGAATCACACATGAGGTCAATGATAGCAACTCTATTTATCCCCCAGCCTGGGCGAAGGGACTAACCGTTCAAGGGCATGGTGGCAATGGTGGCAGTGGAGGTGCGGGGGGGAATTCAAGGGCATGGTGGGGGTACGACGCGTGGTCGTGGGGGGGTGCCGGTGGTTCGGGTGGATATGGTGGATATGGATATTTGCGTGTAAATGTAAACGAAAATGACTCTTTTTATATCACTATTGGAAATGGTGGAAGTGGGGGGGGTAGAGGCAGTAACCACAGTTCACCAGATAATAACGCACATGGCGACCCGGGTAAGCCTGGCAGTCGGGGGGGGGACACAACTATTGGACAATGGACTATTGGCACGGGTGGAGGTGGGGGGGGGGGAGGAATTGCAGGACGAAAGGTCTACGATAATTGGTCCGGCAACTTTGGTATAAGTCCTGCTGGTGCGCATGGCAGTAACGGGAGGGCGAAGGAGTATAATTGGAACAATACTGCATTAGACGGAGTCCATACAAGTGTTAATGGCGGTAGTACTTCCAACGGATGGTACAACAATACCCCACCCGGTTCCGGTAAGAATGGCAATAAAGGAAGGGTCATATATAGATGGAATACATCAACCGTCGAATCCATCAACCGTCGTTAATACACATCTCTATTACACCGACTAAAAAGAAAAATGAGACAAGCTAAATATATTTAGGCAAACTTATTTAAAAATTATTTGATATTATAATATAGTATCAAATGAATAATATTGATGAACTCATACAAGAAAATCAATCGCTTAAAATTAAAAATCAGGAATTAGAACATAAATTACAAAAATATACTAATAGTGAAGGGCATAAAAGATATTATGAAAAAAATAAAGAGATTGTTAAAGAAAAGGGTAAATCCTATTTACACAAATTAAAAGAAGAAAACCCAGACAAATTAAAGGAATATAGACGAACTGCTTATTTGAATAGAAAATCAAAATTACAAAATACAACAATAGAAAATATTTAGGAATACATATATTTAATTAAAACTATTTAAAATTATTTTCTATTGTAGATATATAGAATGGTGAAAAAGAAGAAACTACATGACAATCCTGATAAATACAGATGTTTCAAAGTTCCTATTACTGCTATTTTACATAAGGATAAGAATATTGCTGAACGAAATATGATGATTTTACAAGATGCTATTTCACGAGCAAACAAAATCACTTCTAAGTCGTATTTGTTATTACGATTATGGGTTTTACAAAAATACCATAATGATATTGTTATTCCTGAAATTACAACGGATACTATTTCTATGGCGATGAAATCTGTATTGAAACCTTCCTCTGGTCCAAAACCAAAAGGTAATAATCAACTTTTACTACAAGAGTTTCAATCCTTATATGATTTTTCATTAGAGGATGGAAAAAACCTATCTTCTATATTAGATTATTATGCTACTACTATGCTAACATCTATTACCAATAACATTAAAATACACTTTTTTGATTATGTAAATCGGTTTATCAATTCTTATTTCAAGGCAATTTACAAGGAAGAAATTACCAATAAAGTATTCAAAAAACAACTCTTCAAAGAACTTCGTGTTGTGAAAAATGATATACTGAATAATACTTTGTTATGTGATGAAAAATACCATACATGGATAAATGAAACCAGATACAAAATCGTTCCAAAAGAGTATGATACAAGTTATTATTATGATGTGTGTTGCGAACCATACAAGTATCTAAATCATATGATTTTTATGTGTTTAGAACTGGAAGCATTAGAAGCAAAAGCATTTCAGTTTTTTCCAATCCAAACCAACGCTATTCCACGACATATTCAAATGGATACAAAGGCAATGGTGGAATTGTTTGTGGATACAAAACGAGATGAAAAACTAATGAAAATCTGTAAGTTTCCTGTAAAGGATGGAAAAATAATGAGTGCGACTTCTGGAAACCTGAATAATTGTCTGGAAGAAAACAAGGAGTTTATCTGGGATTATTTATGGGATGTGAAACAAACACGCAAAAATTATCAGTTTGATTATACGATTATTACAGATGGATATGCGACTTCTTTGCGATTTCTTCATAAAGATTATGTTGAAGAAGAACAACAAAAGAAAGATAAGAAAAAACAAGGTAAAAAAGCATTACAAGGTCTTACCAAAGAAGAAAAAGAAAACCGCAAAGAAGAAAAGAAAGAACAACAAAAAGAACTTATCAAACTTTTACGAAAACAACGCAAGGAAAATCCACCCAAGAAAATAGAAACAACCGACGAATTACCAGAGTTTCCGTATATTGATGAATTGCCGATGGAAGTGTTAAAGGGAAAACATATTTTTATTGACCCTGGAAAACGCTCGTTATTTACGATGATGGATGATAAAGGGAAGTTTTGTTCTTATACAAATGGTATGCGTATCAAAGAAACAAAACGATTAAAATATCAATCGTTGCTTAAAAACTACAAGGATAAAATCCACATTACAGAACCCGAACAAACACTCAATACTTTCAATTCCAAAAGTTGTAATATTGATAAGTTCAAAGAATATATCACAAAAAAGATGGAAGTAAATGATATAGTAGTTCCATTATATCAAAATATTCAGTTTCGTAAATACAAGTGGTATGCTTTTATCAATAAGAAACGAAGTGAAGATAATATGTTGAATATGATTGAGAAAAAGTATAGCAAAGACCATACCATTATCATAGGAGATTGGAGTATAGGGAAGCAGATGCGACACTTTATTTCCACACCTAACCTATCACTAAAAAGAAAATTAAAGGAGCGTTTCAAAGTGTATAACATAGATGAGTTTAGAACATCGTGTATATCCTACA